ACCTGGTGTTGCAAATACGTTAATATCTACCGCTTCAGGGTTTGCAAAAGTGTTTATACCTTGTAAGTATGAGTAGTAGTCTGAGTTTCCGACAGTTGAACTAAAAACACCTCCATTAGTTGTGTGACCACTTACATAAACACTCTTACCAAAAATGTAAGAATCTTCGTTTGTTCTTACGTTTCTATAGATATCCCATCCATCGAAACCACCAAACACCGCGAAAGTGAACTTACGGAAAGAAATGTTTTCCAATTTATCTTTACTTGAACCTTCTAAATCATATGGTGTACACTGGAATGTTACTCCCGTTATAGAAGATGCGTTTGTTGATAAGTGGAAACCAAAAGTTTCTGTTAAGGCTCCTAATCCCTTGTATTTCAATAAGTCTCTATCAAACCCAACTTGAGAGGATAAACCTAAGGAAACCTTTCTTATTTTATCACCATTTGATAAAACAGGTGTACCATCTACTTCATACGATACCACATCACCTGCGTCAAAGTATTCAGTTTTATATAAAACACTACCTAATTTATTTCCACTACCAAACGCACCGTTATTTTTAAATCCTTTAAAACCCGCAGGGAAAGCGTCAGTTGGATGATTGTCAGCCATAGATAACATAACGTATCTTGAACGTAATTCATATTCACCATCTGATGTACCAACTTTTCTTGCCACGTAACCTGGTAGGTCTGGATTCATATTACATCTTGTAAATTTCTCTAATACAACGATATTATCGTCAGAATCATTAAAATCTCTTACTATTAAATCGAAATCACCACTATCCAAATCAATGTTTTGGATTGTAATTTTAACTTGGAAGTTTGCAGCTTCACCATCTGAAATTGTAATAACCTCAAACAAATCAGCAACCTCACCACCACGAACCTCAGATACAACCATTGGTGAAATTGTGGTATCCCACTGACCCAAGAAGTTATTACCATCTGATTCTTCAACTATTGTGGTGCTTAAACCTCTAATTAAACCCTTATCAAATGCCGATTTTAAAAGAGAAGAATAAACTTCATGAACATATAGAGGGAAATCTGATTTTACTTTGTCAAAAACTTCATGTCCTAAAACTTTAGTAATGAATTTAGTTGACGTTGTGTCTAAAGAACAGGTGAATGACTTAGATCCACTTGTTGAACCTGTTACATTTAATGTAAATTCACCTAAAGGATTTCCTGTGATATCACCCGATATACTTACGGTTGAACCTGTTACTTCTAAATTTAATGTTTGACCACTATATGAACCTCTTGATCTTAAAGCGGCCACAACAATATTATTATAGTCCGAATTTATTGACGCGTTATATTCATATCTTGTAACATCAAAACCTGTACCATCCCAAACAAACAGATATGAATAAACATCTGTTATTGTTGCTCCACTGTTAAAAAACACATTGTACCATTCTTTTTCGTGATTGGATGTTTCATTATCCTGACCAGTTAATGGAGATACAACCTCTTTTGATGCAGTTAAAGCTGCAACATCATCTGCGTCAGGTTTACCAATTACAAACCAATTTCCTGTCTGACCAGTGGTATAACCACTAAATTCAGATTTAATGTAATCTGTAATAGATGTACCATCAAATGATGTTTTACCCGATAATTCACCGTAAATTGTACTACCTGTGATACCAGCTGTTGTTGGTGTTAATGTTATACCTGTTGTTGAGGTATAACCTGTTAATGTAACTGAAACTCCACCTAAAGTTTTAATACCGTAAGTTTTTACTGGTTTGTAACCTGTTAAACCTAAAACTCTTGTTACGAATAATTGATTTGATTCTTCTAAATATGATTTCGCAACATATGGTAATTCATACTTTGGATTACCATTACCATCTTTTACGGGTGATGATGGTCCAAAATATGTTTTAAACTCGTCGAAGTTGCTGATTAAAATTGGTTCAAAAGCGGGACCTTTTAAGGTTTCACCTACTAAACCGAGTGTTGTTACACCCACACTTTGAGCCACAAATGTTAAATCCTTCTCTGAGGTATATACACCAGGAGAAACGAAAACTCTGTTTGAACTTGCCATTGATTAATGTTTGGTTAAATAATTTATTACTTACATTATAAATATCTTTGTTTTTATGAAAGATTTCCCTAATATTTTTAAAATAGATATTTATTTATCTAATAATATCTTAAATTATCTTTACTATGGAAAACACAATTAAAAACGTTAAAATAAGTGAAAAACATCACGAAATGTTAAAAAAATTTTGTGATGAAAAGGGTATAAAAATTTACAAACTTTTAGAAAAATTAATAGAAGAAAATTGTAAACCTAAGAAAAAAGATTTGTATGGTGAGTGATTAATGTAGGTACGTAATACCTATTTTAGAACCAACAACAGGAGCACCTTGTAATGTAATTTCCCTTTGACTTGTAATTTCAAAACCAACACCTTCTTCTTCAACAAGACCATTAATATCTAAAGTCACAACACTATCAATAAAGTTTACAACCTCAAAAGACAATGTCGACCCATCATATGTGTAATATTCAGTTGAAACCTGAATTGGTCTTCCATATGTGTCAATAATAACACTATTTTTACCCTTGTAATATGTAATTGTAATAACACTTCCATCTAATGGTGGTGTTACAAATGTAATTTTTGATGTACCGGCTACATGAAAATAATCTACACCTCTTTCCTGAACAAGACCATTAACCGCAACATTAAATAAAATCCCGATAGTTTCACCAACACTAAAGGCGGTCTGTAAACCATCCGCTGTAAAACTTGCAACAGTAATATCAATAGATTTATTAATATACTTTTTTTGGTAATTACTACTTTGAATAAACTCATTCATAAGAAACATTCTACTTAAAGCGGGTTTTACCTCAAATTCTTCACTATCAATTAATATACCCAACATAGTAAACTTATAATTTTGAATATAAAATCTACGACTATCTAATGATTCCATAGGAGTACTATCATCTATACCATCTAAAACTATTGGTATATAGTGACCTTTTACCGTTGTGTATGCCTGTCTTGAAGAGAACTTCTGTAAAACAATTTTATTAAACTTATTTAAATCTCTAAATTTTGTACAAACAATAGTAACCTCATACGATATATCAATTGCGACGGGCTGAGGCATTTTATAAATGTCGGCTCCCATTTGTGTACCGTTCCAAGTTGGAACAGATGCATAATAGAACGTGGTTCTGTCAGGAATTGTTCTTTGAACCGAGGGATTTGTTCCGGGTTGTGCGTCCGGTTTTCTTATTAATGCAATAAATGGTAGTTTTATATTACCATCGTCATCAGTAAACTGCCAATTGTTTGTAAATTCACCCCATCTTTGAATCGTCATTATTTTTGGAATAACAGGAATCATTTCACCATCTGTAACTATTTTAAAACTCTTTTTAACAAAGTCTAACATACCACCATCTAGGTCATCATGTAAAACTGAATCGGGTAGGTAAGAGTCAGATTTAGTAATCCTATCCAATAACTCCTGTCTTCTTTCGATAATTTTTTGACCTTGGTAGTATTCCTTATTTCCGTAAACCTCTATGTCGTTTTTTCTTTTTGGTATTCCCATTTTATACTCCTCTAAATTCTGATTCTTGGACAGGTGCACACTCTATAGTTACATAATGTGGCTTATATCCAAACATCTTATGTTTATTGTCCGCCTGTATTCTACCATCATTCACTACTTGATAGAAACGTAATCTTTCTTCACTTTCAGCGTAACCAACAAAATCACCATATTTAATCTGTACTCCTAATTCATCTAAATGACTCAAATAAATTCTTATTGTTAGATTACCCGGTTCCAAATATCTCATCACACCCGTTTTATACGACGCGTTTTTAGCTTCAGCAATTTGAACCAACCCATTGATTTCGATAGGTGGAAAAAATTTAATTTCATCCTTCCCCACTTCCGCATATATTGAATCGGTATCAGTTTTTGTTCTATCAACTCGATATAGGACAAATTTCATGTTCAAGTCACCATGGAGGTATTCTTGACCCATTTGTATATTAATGTCAAAGTCTTCTTGTGAAAAGAATTTTGACAATCTGGTGATAGGTAGTTTATTGTTCATATTTCTATAAATAGTTTAATATTATAATCTAATTATTTATATTTGTAATAATGGATAGTATGATTATACCTGAAATTGAGGCTAGAGATGTTTTATTAACATATGAAGGTTCTAATAATCAGTTATTGGAATGGAAAAGAAGATTTAATGATGTTAAAAACTTCAAACTAACAAGACCACAATCTGAGTATGTTTTAAAATATAAGGACACCACCCCGAAAATTGCTAGAAAATATATCGGTATTGTTTCCAATTTTGGTGAAAAATTAATGGATGAAAAACTTTTAACAACTGCACCAGATAAAATATGGTGTGAAAAGTTATTATGTGAATCTGATAAAGCTTATCATATTTGGGGTAAAATTTTAGATTCAGATAAATTATCAGCATTTTGGTTACCTAAAGCTGCGGTAATTCAACCCGAAAAAAAATTAAATAGAGAAATTGATTATTCAAAGTACGTTTCAAGACCACCAATGGATCATCAGAAAGTGGCAATTGAAAAACTATTAGCAAACAACAAATATATTCTTGCCGATGACATGGGTCTTGGTAAAACAACATCCGCGGTTATTGCGTCATTGGAAAGTGGGGCGAGAAAAATTCTAATTGTTTGTCCCGCGTCATTAAAAATAAATTGGGAAAGAGAAATTAAAAATTATAGTGATAGGAAAATTTTAATAGTTGAGGGAAGAAAATGGGGTCATACCTTTGACTTCTATATTATCAATTATGATATTATTAAGAACTATCACACCACAGATAAAAGTGAGGATAGTGATGATTACAAATTATTAGTAAACACTAATTTTGATTTAGCCATTGTTGATGAAGCACATTATATTTCAAATACTACCGCAAATAGGACAAGACTATTAAATGACGTTTTGGATACCATACCAAAGGTTTGGTTATTAACTGGTACACCTATGACATCAAGACCAATCAATTACTTTAATTTACTTAAAATTGTTGATTCACCACTTACTTTAAATTGGCAAACATATGTTAGAAGATATTGTAAAGGTTTTCAATTTAGAGTTGGTAATAGAAAAGTTTGGAATACAAGTGGGGCAAGTAATTTAGATGAATTAAGAGAACTAACTAAGAATGTTGTTCTTCGTAGAATGAAAACTGATATTCTCGATTTACCAGAAAAAATAGTAACACCGGTTTTTCTTGAATTAAGTAGTAAAATGTACGATGAGGAACTGGAAGAATTCGTAAGAATCAGTAAGGAGAAAAAAGAAGAGGATACTATTAGTATCACTCTTAATCGTTTAATGAAAGTTAGACAATTAATTTCTTATGAAAAGATTCCATACACATGTGAATTGATTGACAAGTGTATTGAACAAGGTAAAAAGGTCATTGTATTAACAAACTTTACAATGACTGTCGACATGTTACATGAAAAATATAAAAAGACTTCTGTTGTTTTAGATGGTCGTATGTCAAAAGACAGAAGACAAGAATCTGTTGATAGATTTCAAAATGAAGATAAAATAAAAGTATTCATCGGTAACATTAAGGCGGCCGGTGTTGGTA